TTAAATGTCTGTAGCTCTCTGAACCACACGGCCGACAATGCACAACTGATCTAGCTTGTCTTTTGGTACTTCGATTGGCGCGTAATCCTTGTTGTCACTGATAAGAGTCAGTGAGCCGTCATAGCTCTTCTGGATTCTCTTTGCGTAAAGCTCATCACCCAGGCGAACCACGTATATTTTGCCGTCAATAGGAGTTGTTGAATCCCTATCAACCAACAATGAGTCATTGTCCGTGATCGTGTCGGCCATAGAGTCGCCTCTCACGAACACAACAGCACAGCGCTCAGGGTTTAATCTCTTGAACTTAAGGTATTTCTTTCTGAAAGCCAGCCAGCGCTTAGGTTCCTGGTCAAATGCATCACAGCCATTACCAGCTGAAACTTGAATATGGAAGCCTGGTACTAAGCAAAACTCCTCTTCAAACACTTCTACTGGATTGATAGGAGAAGGTTTAACGGGAGCAGCCTCAGCTACTTTGCCATCTTTACTGCTTTCTTTGCCTGTTGCCAACCAATCAATAGATACACCACAGGCTGAGGCTATCTTAAATGCTGTTTCTAGGTTGGGTATCGAGCCTTTAAGTATCTTTCTTAAAGCTCCTTCTGTTACTTCAGTACGCTTTGCGAACTGGCGTAAGCTTTCTTCGCCAATCAATTGTTCCAGGCGTACAGCTACCGATCCGATTCCTTCTGGCTGAATCGGATCATCGATCCGTTTTGTCATTTGAAGATCCGTTTTTAAAAATATCCAATCAAATCAAAGATATATATTTCTTTAATAGCTAAAGATCGCATTAATTGAAACGGATGCGTACTTTGGTGTTGAAATTAACTCTGGTACGCACTATTATCATTGCCACAGTGCGCAGTGCGTACTGTAGTTCGTTTTAATTAAGAGTTCGCAGTGCGAACGAGAACAAGAGTGTAACTGAAAGCATGGATATAGTCACTGCAAGAGACATACATGCAGCTTTAATCCGCAAAGGTTATAGCTGTCGCAGCTGGGCTATCGAGCAGGGTTACTCGCCTAGGACGGTGCAGAAGTGTATTCAAATACATGCACCGGAATCCCAAAAGAAAATTAAGGGCAGAATTTACATGGATATTATGAAAAAGCTGTCTGAAACGATTGGGCATGATTTGGTTGGAGGTCCACATGAATAAGGAATGGTTTACTCCAACTGAGCTAGCTGGGCTGCCAGGGTTACCTAGTACCGATAGGAATGTAAGAACAAAAGCACAGAAGGAGCTATGGAAATCTCAGAAGCGTACCAAGGGTAAGGGCAGTGAATATCACATATCTTCACTACCGTTAGAAACCAGATCTTACCTGCAAAAAATGATGGTTTCTAAGTTGGCTAAGTCTGATAAAGCCACGCAAGAAGCTGTAAAAGATGTTGCATTATTTGAAGGTGGTGAAAAGCAGTCTTTTGCTTCGACCCGTCAAGCGAGAATGAAGTCAGCTATTGCCTTAAATAGCTTACCTGAGTCTCAGCAGAACCGAGCTAACGCCAGAGCACGAATTGTAGAGTTGAGAGCTATGTTTCTGGAACCATTCAAACTGGCCAACAACTTAGTTGCTGGAGAGCACGAGTTTGTTAATGCATACAACAGCGGGCTGCTTGAGCTGGATAACTGGATTCTAAGAGAGGTGTCTCAAGTCAGTTTCAGTACCTTGCGCCGTTGGAAAAAGCAGTTAGAGCAGGAAGGTATTGCACGCTTAGCTGGTAAGTATGAGTCCAATAAAAAATCAGGGCTTATCGAGCAACAACCAGAAATTCAAAATTACCTAATTGCGCTTATTACTAACAAACCTCACTTAGCGAAGCGACCAAATGTGATGCACAGAATGCTAAAGGAAAAGTCGTCTGCGTTCCCGCATTGGAATATTCCTTCGGCCAGCTCTGTTTGCCGTTGGCGAGATAAGTGGCTTGCGGGTAATGGGGCGAAGTTTACCAACTTGACCAACCCCGACGTATACAACAACAAGCATCGACCTCTCTACGGGAAAATGTACCCATGGATCTCAGCTCCTAATGATTGCTGGGAGTTCGATAGTACGCCAACAGACGTTCAATTAAACGTGGATGGCAAGCTGGTTAGACACAGCATTATTGCTGCGATCGATGTCTACAGCCGCAGGGTGAAACTGTTGCTCGCTCCTACATCATCGTCAGAAGGCATTTGTCTGCTACTGCGTAAATGTATCCTCGATTGGGGCATCCTTAACCCTGGTGGTGTAGCTCGTACCGATAACGGGTCTGACTACGTTTCGAATCGAGTAAGTACAGTAATGCAGATGCTGGACTTGGACCAGTCGAGGGCAAACCCGTTCTCTGGTTGGGAAAAGCCATACGTCGAGCGCTTTTTCGGGACGCTAAGCCGAGCTCTATTTGAGTTACTGCCTGGTTATATAGGTCACAGCGTCTCTGATAGGCAGCAGATTGAAGCAGCAAAAGCTTTTGCTCAGAGAATTGGCGAAGGCAAGAAGAAGCTAGAAAGAGAAGCGTTAGAGTTGGCATTAACCCCGGCTCAATTAGAAGAGGTGATGAACGATTGGCTAGAGCATCGATACAACCACACTGCGCACGAAGGGCTTAAAGGTGATACGCCATTTAACCGTTATGTATCTAGTGGCTACAAACCAAGAAAACTTTCAGACCCGCACAGTATCGACCTTCTACTCAACTTTGTTGGTGAAGCAACCGTAATACGCGGTGGAGTGAAAGCACAGTCAGTTAGGTACACAGCTCCAGAGCTAATGAATCCAGACTGGGACCGCAAAAAAGTACGAGTATTTTTGGACCCATCTGATGTTGGTTCCGCAACGCTTTACTCGTTGGAAGACATCGGTACTTACGTTGAAGCGGTTAACGATGAGTTGGTCGGTAAGAGCATTTCACCTGAAGCGTTCAGAGCCGCTCGTAAGAAGTTCAACAAAGAAATTAGCAACTTCCGTAGGAGCGCGAAGCGTCTGCAGAGTGAGTTCGGTATTGACACTCAATACGCTGAATCTCTGGCTGCTGATAAAGCCAAAAACAACCTGGCAGGTTTGGACCTACCAGCTGAAACGGTAGACAACCAAGTATTAGGCGCACTATCAAAAGCCAACAAAGCTAAGCAAAAAGACACCTCTCGAAGTGAAGATGAGCTGGAGCGCTTAGAGATAGCAAGGCAGCACCTAATTCAACAAGAAGAACAGGTTCGAGAACAGAAAGGCATGGCAATCAGAAACATTCATGAGAAGGCGAAATACATTGCCAGTCAATCTCTTGAACGTGAGTTAACTGAAAAAGAGGAGGAGTTTTTAACGAAGTATTTGAAGAACCCAGAGAACAAATTCAGCCGTAAGGCTATTGAAAATATTATGGCGCACCGCCGCCAAGCATGATGCGCCATATAAACACCGTCAGTAAAAGTTAAAACTTAAAAGTGCTATAAAGGAGTTTAGCAATGAAACCAGTAGTTGCACCAGTTAAAAACCTTCTTGCTACACAGATCGCATTAGAGATGTTGTTACAACGCTCATATGGCGTTCCTGGTATCGGTTTGCTGCATGGACCCAGCGGGCTAGGAAAGACCACAACAACAACCTACCTCTACAATCAGGTCAATGGCATTTATGTCAGTACCCGAGCGCATGATTCGACAAGCAGCTTGCTGCAACGAATTGTTGAAGAACTTGGCGCACAGCCAATGCACCGTATCAGCAAAAACGTAGATTTCATCATTGAGCAGATGAGTATGCACGAGCGCCCTTTGTTCATTGATGAAGCGGATTACTTGATGAATGACAAGCGCCTGCTCGAAACCATTCGTGATTTATATGATGGTACTGAGGTACCAATCATCCTCATCGGGATGGACCAAATTGCACGTCGTATTAGCAGCCATAAACAGTTTTACAACCGTATTTCTGAATGGGTGGAATTCAAACCTGCCGACATTAGTGACGTCAGAACCATGGCTGAATCTCTGCTTGAGCATGATATTCAAGTTGAGGATGACTTATTAGAGCACCTCCGCATGGCGACTGGTGGTGAGCTACGTCGAATCACTATTGGTCTGCAAAAAATTGAATCTCTAGCAGTCGCTAATGACCTCGATCTTGTCACGCTCGATGCGTGGGGCGATCAGCCTTTCCACGGTATGAGAGTTTAGCGAGGGTGTTATGACAGAGCGACAGCTTGCTTGGTCGTATATCAAGCAGCTCGGCGGAAAAGAGTTCACCGGGATGCAGATAGTGCAGGCAGTAGAGTTAAACAATTCAAGAACCAAGAGCCTTATTTCAATGCTAGTTGAGTTAGGGCGAGTGGAGTTAGTGGATAAAGGGCCAAGCCTTTTAAAGAATCGATATCGCGTTGTCGATTCTAGTCCAATTCCTAATCGGTTCTTAAAAAAGAAAAGACCGAATCGCCCCAAAGTAAATCAACGGTTATGGAATTCATGTCGAGTACTCAAAGTCTTTTCTCTTCATGACTTATGCGCGACGTCTTCATCTGCTCTATCAACAGGACGCAATTTTTTACGTCCGTTGATGAAAGCGAAGATCATCCGCAAGGTTAATGGCCCAGACGGAGAGCTTTACCGCTTGAACGCTAACTTGAGTAGCACATGTCCAGAAATTACGGCCGATGGAGTGATGATTAAAGGGCGCTTCTTTCCTTTTCAGGAGGAAACCTGATGAGTGAAAAAACTTGGTTGGATGCGTTAAAAGCAGAGATAGAAAAGCCTGGTAACTCTCAGAACAAAGTTGCTAAGGAACTGGGGATTAGTACATCTAAACTCAGCCAAACACTTCGGGGTGTTTATCCAGGTTCCGTGGAGGATATCCGAATTAAAGTTGAGGGTATGTACCTGACACGGACAGTGACTTGTCCTGTCAAAGGTGACATTCCAATACACGAGTGTGCAGATAACCAGCAGCGTCCGTTTTCTTCGTCCAACAGGGAGCGAGTACGGTTGTACAAGGCTTGTCGTTCAGGTTGTCCTCATTCGAAATTGGAGCAAACCACCAACACTAAAGCTATCAGCGTAGTTTCGGAAGAAAACGACATATACAACCTAGATAACCAATTGGCGTTTTTGAAGAGAGAAGCAAAAGGCAACTCGCTTCGCTTAAACGAATTGCTGGAGGCGGAGTTAATAAAACTCGCAGCCAAATACAACCAGCTACTTTGGGCATCGAAGTATAAAAAATAGCCAAAGCAATAACCGAAGTGAATCAGCTTCCTCCTATATAAAGGAGGAAACTGGTTCACAAGGAAGGTGACTTTATGACCATTACAACGAACACAATCAGCAACCAAGAAAGACAGGCTTCCCACGTTATCAAGAAGCTTCGCCACTACGGTTGCAAAGTAGTAGTAGCAATGAAAACACCACGCGGCGTGATTATTAATATCGAACAGCCAACGCCTGAAATGAAAGCTAGAGCCGTCGAGATTAAACAGTTTTTAAAGGGTGTTTATTCCACGGTTTACACACTGCAGGTTGATGGTTGCACCGTGAACTGGAAGCAAGGAGATCTGCCATGTCGACTGCATTAAGTGCCCAAGTGGTTATCGATGTATCGCTGGATACAGAAAACGACAAAGTGCGTTACGCGGTTATCACCAACGAAGGTGACTGCAGCGGCATTAACCAACTGGCTGAAAAGCTCACCAAAAGAATCTTACTTGCGCTTCCTGAATGCGCTAAACCACAAGGAATTACCAAATGTCAGAAGTAGCAGTACCAGAAGGCTATCGCCTAAAAGCGAACGGCACGTTAGTGCCCGAATCACAGGTTAAAGATATTGATATCTTACGTGATGATTTGGTCACTGGAATCGTGGAGAAGGCCAAGGTCGCTCAACAAGCATTAGCAGAATTTAAAGCCATAGCAATGAGCCAGATTCGTGATTTTGTTGACCTGTCTGCAGAAGAATACGACGTGAAATATGGTGGCACCAAAGGCAATGTTTCGTTGCTGTCATTTGATGGCAAGTACAAGCTGATGCGCGCTGTAGGTGAGCACCGCGTATTTGATGAGCGTATTCAAGTAGCGAAGAGCAAGATTGACAGCTGCATTAGCCGTTGGTCAGAAGGTGCAAATGACCATATTAAAGCGCTGGTGGAGCATGCGTTTCGAGTCAATAAGCAAGGCCACATTGATTTGAACTCAGTGCTCTCTCTGCGCTCACTCAATATTGATGAGCCTGACTGGATGGAAGCCATGGAAGCGATTGCTGATTCAGTACAAGTCACGGGAACCAGTGCTTACCTGCGTATTTATGAGCGTCAGGAAAACGGACAATACAAGCAGTTTCCCCTTGATATCTCAAAGCTCTAAGGAAGGACAAGATGGCAAAGGAAAAAAGCAATTATCCAGACTATGCCGAGCATGCGGCCAGTTTAGAAAGAGTCGGTTATATCAAAGACGCAGCTTTCGCCTGGCAGGTAGCAGCAAACTACGCAGTTAAGCCGGAGAACCGCCACTGGGCTGAAAGCCGCTCTCAGTTTTGTGAGAAATGGGCTTGGCGTTACGAGAAGGAGGCTGCATGACACAGTTTACCAGCCCTCATGACCACGAGGCCGTCGAGAAAGAAATCGACCTAGCGCAGACACTGATTGAAATCGAAGGAACGGGATACCCAAACGACACCTACGAAGATGGTGTGATAGCCGCTCTGCGATGGGTTCAAGGGCGATGGTCCGCCCCAACCAGTGATGCGATAGAGCACTTAGAACGGTAGCCAACAGATGTATATCCCCGCTATCGCGGGGATTTTTTTACCCAAAATTTAGGAAATATTATGTTTGAAGCAAAGTTAGTATGTGACGGTAATGGGTGTCATGACGAGCTAGACCTCCGTATAGAACATCCAGACGATGGTGTGATTGAAGTTGAAAAGGCAGAAACTAGTAACGGTTGGGACTTTGATTGGGATACAGGATTTAGTTACTGCCCAAGCTGTAAGTTGAAAGTGGAGGCGGAACACGATGACTAACATCACCAAAGACCAATGGAAAGAGCTCGAAGAGAAAATGACTCACGGCTATGTCTATACCAAGTTCAAATACAAAGGTTATGAGTTATCTATTCAGCGAGTAAGAACCGCTGAGAACAAGACGGCTTTGGCCGTTTATATCGATGGTGTTATTAATCAAGGTTGGGGATGGAAAGACCGAGAAGTGGAAGGTAAGCCAACAATTGTTGATGACGTTTGGAAGACGCGAACAATGGCGAAATTCTCAACCAAAAACATCAAGGCTATTGAGAAAATATACGGCAAGCGCAGAGCTAAACAAGAGTATCCCGACTTACATGACCGTCGTGAGTGGCTTGAACCATTTTTCCCTAAAGCCTCTGTTCTCTGCCGTCAGTTTAAAAAGCTGGAAGGTTTGGAGCTTGTAGAAGACTCAGGATTTATTGAGGGGGGAGTATGACGAATAAGCCTAGCTTCATCCCGTGGTGTAGTAATGCAATTGTTGTCGATAGTAAGGAGCGTAATCCATATCGAAATACCGCCTTTTTCTATAAACGTCCGAGAGCGTCGAACAGTCTGGTTGCTACTAAAGCTGCTCGATATATCAATGGTTCTCTTCTTCGCCTAATTTGGCGCTCACGTAGGGAGGGCAACGCATGAACCAACGTAACCGCCTTATCCAAATAATCCACGTCGCCAAACGCGAGCTGGCGCTGGAAGATGATGTTTATCGCTTACTGCTGGAAAGCGAAACAGGCAAAACCTCGTGCAGCAAAATGAACATCAAAGAGCTGGAACAAGTACTTTCGACGCTAGAGGCCAAAGGATTTAAACGCACTTTACCTAAAGGTAAAACGCCATTTAAACGCCGTTTAAGCCCTAAGTCGGGTAAGTCTAAAAACACCATTATTGATAAGTGCCGCGCTGTTTGGATCTCGATGGCAATCCATGGCTTTGTACGTGACCGCTCTGAAAGTGCGCTGGATAAATACACTCAGCGCATCCTCAAAAATCAAAAAGACAAAGTGGACTGCATTGCCTGGTGTGATGAAGACCAAGCTACGCAGGTACTAGAAGCGCTTAAACGCTGGCACCGTCGCGTCATGATTGACGAGATGAAAGACAAGGGTTGGACCGTACCGTGGAATGAGCGCACCAATAAACCTATGGGTTATGACGCTATCGCACAGCACTACAACTGGATGCTTAATTTACGTAAGGAGGCCGAGTGAGCAATTTGAATCGCAAGGCCAAGGAGCTTATTAAGCACGTGCGAACTCATGGCAGTAAAACGGAGGAAGAAGCGATAGCTTACCTTGATCGGCATTGTGGAGATTGGCGAAACACACCATTACCAAGGGCCAAAAGAATAAAATCATTAGGTACAGGGGAGGTTGAATGAAGTTATCGAGATGTCCTGTTTGTCATGCCAACCTGCACTTAGAAGCGCTGGTTCAGGATGATGCAGGTCGAGAACTTTTGGGTGAGGTGGCAAAGTTGCCTGATTTTGTCGCCAAACCAATGTTGAGTTATTTGGGATTGTTCCGTCCGGCCAAGCAGGATTTATCCAATGCGCGAGCGGTGAAGCTGCTGCGAGAAGTCTTGGAGAAGTATCGAGCAGACCACGTCCTAGCGTCGGCCTTAGCGGAAACAGTCAGCAAGATTCATGAAAAACGTTCTAGCTATAGCGATTCAAAACCCTTGGCAAACCACAACTACCTAAAGCAGGTCTATCAGTCTGCAGCCACGCGTTTAGGTGGCTCTCCAGATGGCAAGCAATCAGGGCCGCAAGTGAATCAGCCTAAAGATGATGGTTCAACCTGGTACTTTGAACAGGCAGAACGCATGCTCAAGGCAGGACAAGACCCGTTAGGCAAGGGAAGCTCTATCGCGAGTCGATTAAAAGAACTTAGGTGGCAACCTTAAAAATGCATCTACCTTTTACCCAAACCACTCTTCGGAGTGGTTTTTTTGTGGTTGAATTCTTGTTTTCTTTGAACACGTTCTATTGTGACGTTCAAATCAGTTACTATGCATGTGGTTACTATTCAAATGGATGTGTTTTAATGAAAAAGTCAATATTACTTTTGCCTGTATTCTTATCTGCCTGTGCAACCTCGCCAAGCGTCCATTGGGTCGCAGATAGTTCAGTTGACGAGTTTACTGATGAATCTCGCTGTAAAGTGACGGTAGGTTCTGTCTATACGAGTAATAGTGTTTACACTGAGGTCGGTAAGTTATATCCATTTATTGAGCAAGTGGATGGGGAACTGCGAATTGGTGTTATGAGCGGCGGTAAATACCAAGTTCCGGTTGGCACGGTACAACTGAGAATTGATAGCAACAAAGCTTGGACAATCACCAATGCAGAGACGCCAGTAGACAAGAGTCTCGACTTCACATCGATGAGCAGCTACTACGAAAACTTGCCTGAAGACCAACAACAAATTGTTAAGTCCGCTATCGAGACCTCAAAACAGGCGACTAACCAAATGTTCCAGCCCTATACCGCGACGACTGGCGACAAAGCCAGATCAATTCTCAATGAAATGCTGCAAGGCAAAACAATCATTTACCGCTCTGAAGGTGTGACAAACTCAGGCACAACAGGAAAGTATGAGTTGGACGAATCCTTGGCTGCTGCGTTGAAGAGTTGTGGGATTCCTATTGTATTTTGAGTATAGAAACGTTCAAAAAGATAAATAAAAGAGGTGATTGGATGGACATAAAAGATAGAAATCAACATATTGAAAATTTTCTAAAAACTCTTAGATCAGAGAGTGACAGAGGTAGTGTTATAGTTGCCGCTTCTTTGCTAGATGATGTATTAGCTAAACTGTTAAAAGCTAGGTTAGCCCCGTCACTAGAGAAGAAAGATGAACTGTTTGATGATCATTCATCTCCTTTTTCTACCTTCTCCGCACGTATCGACCTTGCATACCGATTGGGCCTCTTGAGGCCAAACGCAAGAGCGAGCTTGCATCAACTGCGAAAAATTCGTAACAACTTCGCACATGTTTCGAACCCGAAAGGCTTCGATAGCGATAGCACTAAAAGTCGAATTCAAGAACTATTTAAATTAAATAAGAACGTGGTTGATGAGATGTCTAATTTGGTGAACGTTAAGTTAGGAATTTCACGAGATGAGTTTTTGAAAAATCATCGTTTAATCCTAGAAGTTCTTTTTTCATTCGCAGCTGGTTTTATGTTGGCCTCAATACAAGATTTAGAAACGATTGAACCACTCTGGGATTAATAAATTTATCGGATTAGAACATGTAGTTGAGATAAGGAGGATCTTTTATCTTCTAACTTCCTCTTGAGGATCATTTTCACTGTTTCATACTTCCCATATGAAGTGGGAGGGTGTGAAGATGGCTCAACGAGAAATGTTCAGTGACGAAGAAATCGATAACAAGGTGCTAGACCATATTGGTGACTTACCAGAAGGCAGTGCAGCTTGGCCTGCAATGCTTTTGGAACTGCATGGTGTTGTTGCCAACGAGCTAAAGCAAGCTGGTATCGAAACTCCTGACTTACCGTTAAAAGTGGTGATGAGCATTGGCGAGTACATGGGCGGCATGCAGGTGTACTTGCCACGTGGTGACAAACTCAAACAACAAATCCGCGATATGGAGATTTTCAACGAGTTCAATGGCCGCAACGTTCCCCAGTTAGCCAAACGTCACCACCTGACCAGCAAAACCATATACGAAATCATTGCCAGGATGAGACAAGTCGAAATCCAGCGCCGCCAATTCAGCCTATTTGATTAACCAACGCCTCCAACTCTGGGGGCGTTTTTTTACCTGATCTTTTTTCAACTCTCCATTGTTGCGGGTGAATTCCTGCTCCCCACCAACTCCAATCAAAATGTTCATAACAATCAACGGAATCTATGCAATTCGTGAGGATATGAGCATGCCAGAAAGCCCACAAACTTTAGTTCTTTACCGTCGAGGCTTTGAACACGGCACCTTTGGTGTGCTGTGTGATGAATTCGGCAATGAAATCTGCAAAACCATTGAGCGCCCGTGGAAGGACAACGCGCCGATGATTTCTTGCGTTCCTGATGGTCACTATGACCTGGTGCCTCACCAGAGTCCGAAGTTTGGCAAGTGCTACGCCCTAGATGGCGAAGAGCAAGGCGTCACTATCTGGGGACCATCTCAGCGCACTCACATTCTTATCCATGTGGCGAACCGTGTTGACCAACTGCAGGGCTGTATCGGTGTGGGGTTTGATTTCGGAGTCCTTAAAGACAAACAAGGCCGCAATCAGTGGGCAGTACTCGATTCTCGCTCAGCCTTTAATCACCTCATGCACAAGCTGGGTGGCAAGCCAGCCAAGCTGATCATTAAGTCGTAGGTGCAACATGGGACGCAATTGGGATTGGTCATATCGACGTGGGCGAGAGAAACGGCTAGAGGCCGAAGAACAGGCTCAACACAACAATGCTTCTGTACCTTCACGTCCACCGTTACACAGTCACGATGCCACCTTGCAATCCTATTTTAATCGCGGCTGGAAGAGTATTACACCAGCCGACATTCACATCCATTTGGGCCTGGTGAAAGCGCCAAGTTCGTCAAGCCCGTTAGATAAACTCAAGGAGATACGCGCATGTCACTTTCAACAATAGCTGCACTGGCTTTACAGGTCGGCCCTGCCGCCATTCGTGGCATTTCTGCATTGCTTGGGGGCAACAACGCTGCAGATAAAGTCGCGGATGCTGTGGAAGTTGCTCATCGGGAGCTGACTACGACAGATGCCAAACAAGCAGCGGTGAACCAGGTACTTGAAGCAATGCCAGCAGAACAAAAGCTAGAGCTAGAAACGCTTCGTGTTCGTCTTGAACAAGAGCTGACCGAGCGCGCCAAAATCGCAGCCCAAGACCGCCAAGCCGATCACCATGAAACCCAAGACACCATTCGAAAGGGCGACACGGCGACAGACAAAGTCGTACGTTGGTCACGTCCACTGATGGCACTCGTCAGTTGTGGCTCGGCGAGCTATTACCTGATCACGACTCCATCACCTGACTTAACCGTTGCCACGATACTGCTTGGTTTAGCAGCGACGTATATGGGCTTACGCCACCGTGAGAAAGATAAAGGGCTGACTCAATGAGTGATTGGATCGACAAGTCGGTCGAGAAGCAACACAGCGAGTTGGAGCGGTGTATCAATAACGCGAGAACGCAACGTGGTCGGGGCATTCAGAAGAAAATTGCGGATGTAGTGATTTGCGCTGAATGCCTGGAGCCAATCCCGAAAGCGCGATTAGCCATTAAACCGGACGCGACGCACTGCGTGGAATGTCTGGCTGAAATGGAGGCACCGTGAAGCCTGAATCGTTGGAGCTAATCCGAACCTTTACCCCTTGGGTGATGAGTGGCATCACGCTTGGCTGGATCATCGTGGTGTTTGTGCTCAAAAAGACTTACGCCAAAACCGAAGACCTGATTGCCGTCAGGCAGGAAATGACAGCCATGCACGCGAAAGTGGATGCCTTACCTGGTCATGAAGAAGTAACCCAGCTGCGCATCGAGCTCTCTGATGCAAAGGCAGAAATCCGAGAACTAAGGGCTGAGCTTAAACCCGTTAACCATCTGGCTCAGTTGCTACTCGAAAACGAACTAAAGGAAAGAAACAATGGCAATGGCTGAACTTCTGCAGCAAGACCGACGGCTGTGTATGCTGCGCATTCTCAATGAATCGGCGGGCTACACCGCTAACGACAGTGTGCTCGACCACAGCTTAGATGCGTATGGTCACCTAGTCAGTCGTGACACCGTTCGCGCCGAAATTTACTGGCTCGAAGAGCAAGGCTTAATCTCAACTAAAGACATCAATGGCACTTTAGTCGCCACAATCAAACAGCGTGGGATTGATATTGCCAATGGGCAAGCGGTTCATCCTGGTGTGAAACGTCCAAGCCCATAAACAGTAGGTGTGTCTATGTCAGAACCAATGAAGATTTACTTGCTGTGGGTGGCGTCTTATACCGCGTTCCAATACGCGAAGTTTCGTTATTACATTCGCTGTCGCCCGATTATTCGCCCGGCGTTGTTTTCGTTTACTCGTCGTTTAAGAGGGCTTTATGAGCGATTCAAAGAAACACACTAAGCACCGCGTCAGTAAAATTGACCAACTGCCGGATGAACTTAAAAGCCAGTTAAACATGCTGTTGCGTGATGGCCGAATGAGTCAGGAACGTATTCGTACGCTGATTAATGATGAAATCGACCAGAAAGGATTATCCGAAGACCCTGAATACATCAAGCGCAATGCGATGAGCCGCTATGCTCAGTCCTTTCGCAAAGGGATGGAGCGTTACGCCCAGGCGCAAGAGCTGACCAAGCAATGGGTAGGCCAGTTTGGTGAGATGCCCCAAACCGATATTTCCCGCGCTCTGATTGAGATCGGCAAGTCACACATCTTTGAATTCCAGATGGACAAGCTTGAGGAAAATAAACCTATCGATCCTAAGACGATGGGGCAGCTGGCTCTCGCGATTAAACGTCTGCAAGAAGCTCAAACGGGTAGCGTGAAGTTAGAGCAGGAGATTCGCAAGCAAGCCTTTACTGAAGCCGCTGATAAAGCGGAGGCGGTAGCGAAGAAAGCAGGCTTAACGTCCGACACCGTCAAGATGCTCAAAGCAGAACTACTGGGGATTAGCTGATGGGAGCGCTTGATCTCAAATCCATCTCACAAGATGAGCTCGTCGCTTTTGATAAAGATGAGCTGTTGCTTGGTTATCAAAAACGATGGATTGCCGATGACTCGGTACTCAAGATCGCGGAGAAGTCACGCCGTACCGGTTTAACCTTTGCGGAAGCGGCAGACTCGGCATTAACGGCAGGCACAAGCAAGACCGATGGCGGCTCTAACGTCTTTTACGTTGGTTCGAACAAAGAGATGGCGCGGGAGTTTATTGATGCTGTCGCCATGTGGGCCAAGATGTTCGATAAAGCCGCAGGCGAAGTACAAGAAGACATTCTCACAGATGAAGACAAAGACATCCTCACTTTTGTTGTCTACTTCGAATCAGGCTTTAAGGTTCAGGCGCTATCAAGTAACCCATCCAACCTGCGTGGTATGCAGGGTACAGTTATTATCGATGAAGCAGCGTTCCATGATCGCTTAGCCGAAGTGTTAAAAGCCGCACTGGCTCTGACCATGTGGGGCGCGAAGGTACGTTTAATTTCCACCCACAACGGCGTAGACAACCTATTTAACCAACTTATTCAAGACAGCCGGGCAGGGAAAAAGCGCTATAGCGTGCACACCATTACGCTCGATGACGCTTGTGCAGAAGGTTTGTATCAGCGCATTTGTCAGATCCAAAAGGTTGAGTGGACCCAAGAAAAAGAAGACGAGTGGAAAGCCAACCTTCTCAAAGATACCGCCACTGAAGATGATGCTCTCGAAGAGTACTACTGTGTGCCTAAAGCCTCCAGTGGGCAGTATGTGCCTATCGTTCTTATCGATGCCGCGATGAAGAGCGGAGCCGCATGCCTTGAGATTGAAGCACCTAAGAACTTCATGGAGTGGCCTGAGAGTGCTCGAAACTTGTTTGTGCAGCACTGGAATGAAACCGTATTACAGCCAGAGCTGGACAAGCTCAATCCCCAGCATCGTTTCTCGTTTGGGGAAGACTTTGCTCGTCGTGGTGACCTTTCGATATTTGTGCCACTGGGTGAGCGTCGTGACCTGACCAAATACGTCCCTTTCTATGTTGAGCTACGCAACATGACCTATGACGCTCAGCGTCAGGTGATGTTCTATCTGTTGGATCGTCTGCCTCGTAAGCGTGGTATGGCCTACGATGCGACGGGTAACGGCGGCTATTTGGCAGAAGCAGCGGCACTTCGTTACGGGACAGAGATGGTTGACCAGGTTTCACTCAATGACCCTTGGTATCGAGAGTGGATGCCAAAACTGAAAGCAGAATTCGAGAGCCAGAACCTAGATCTGCCACGCAATGAAGATGTCAAAGGCGACCTTTGTCATATCCAGGTGGTGAACGGTGTGCCGAAAATCGATAAAGGCAAGACCAAAGGTCAAGACGGTAAGCAGCGCCACGGTGACTTTGCAGTTGCGCTTGCCATGGCCGTTCGCGCCAGCTGGATGGAAGGCAGTGCCATCGAATTTACTCCGATTCCCAATTCTAACGACGATGACTATGACGACTACCATGCGTTTGAGCGTGGTGCCTGGTAGCAAACAGGCAAGGATTACTTATGGCTAAACGACAATCAAATATCGTGGATTTATGGGGCCGTCCTATTGAGATGGATGTGCTTGATGAGCCACAAACCAAAACGGATGCCAAGCTGGCAACGCTGCATCGAGAATTTGCTGACCATCCATCTTCTGGTTTAACACCAGCTAAACTGGCTCGACTAATGCGCGATGCTGAGCAAGGTGATTTAAAAGCGCAGTGTGAGCTTGCTGAAGATATGGAAGAGAAAGACGCCCATATCCAAAGTGAGTTAGGTAAGCGTCGTATGGCACTGCAGGGGATGGACTGGAACATCAAACCTCCACGTAACGCCACATCCCAAGAAAAAGCCGATGCCGAAATGGTTCAGGAAATATTGGAAGATGCGACGTGGCTGGACGATGCCATTTTTGATTTGAGTGACGCGACTTTAAAAAGCTTTTCCAACATTGAGCTGGATTGGGAATATGAAGGTGGAGTGCACTATATCCAAAACGTGCATCATCGCGATCCTTCCTGGTTCAAAACTCACCCTGACGACCGTAACCAATTGCGTTTACGTGATGGCAGTCATGAAGGGGCAGAACTGCAGCCGTTCGGCTGGATACGCCATACCGCCAAAGCGAAATCAGGTTACCTCACGCGTCGTGGCTTAGTACGCGTGTTGGCATGGCCGTTCCTGTTTAAGAACTACAGCGTGCGCGATTTGGCTGAGTTCCTGGAGATCTATGGTTTGCCAATCCGTCTGGGCAAATACCCTGAGGGTGCGACCGAGCAGGAAAAGATGACCTTAATGCGAGCAGTTATGAGCATTGGCCATAACGCAGGCGGCATCACTCCTAAAGGCATGGACATTGATTTCCAAAACGCGGCAGATGGGCAATCTGATCCGTTTATGGCGATGATAAGTTGGTGTGAGAAATCTCAATCGAAAGCGATTCTAGGTGGTACGTTGACCTCTCAGGCCGATGGCAAGAGCAGCACCAATGCGCTGGGTAATGTGCACAACGAAGTAAGAGAAGAGATCCGCGATTTTGACTTAACCAGACTCGCGGTCACGTTGACTCGTGATGTGGTGTACCCACTCTATGCGCTAAACGGTAAGAGCTATCAGCACCAACGCCGCATGCCTCGCTTCGAGTTTGACCTAACCGAAGCGGAAGATTTGAAGCATCTATCCGATTCGTTGCCTGGCTTGGTTGGTCTTGGTATGCGAGTCCCTCTGCAATGGGCACACGATAAAACCCAAATTCCGATGGCGAAAGATGGCGAAGCAGTACTGAGTGCATCAGCATCAACACCACCAGAGCCAAATACTCCTGGCAAGGTCACCAATCAGGCTGCGCTAAAAGCTCAGTCAGATAAAGATGTCGTCGATGACCAGCTCGCCAATCTACACAGCCAGTCTGCAACCTTACTGGAAGGCATGATTGAGCCGGTGCGTGAACTAGTTGAAAACGCCACTTCGCTTAAGCAGCTGCGCGACGACATCCTCGGTTTGCAAGGGCAAATCAGCATCGATGAGTTAGGCGAGTTGATGGCACAGGCTATGGCAGCGGCAGAGTTGGCTGGCATTAATGATGTGGAGGATGGGAAGTGATGGACGAGTCTTTGTTAAACGTATTTACGCTTGGTGCTGGGTTTGGTGGAGTGATTGGGCTGGTTATTGGAATGGTTTTTGGTTTGGTTGTTGGCACCTATGAGTGGGTAAGAGAAAAGCATGGTCGGAAAGGTTAACTACGGCTCGCTCCCATTCGAAGAGCAGATTGCCTACTTTCGCAATAAGGTCAACGTGCCCACTGAGCGTTGGGCGGATATGTGGAAGCAAGCCCACGACCGCAGCTTTATCGTCGCAGGCGCGATGAAAGACGATTTGCTGGCAGATTTTCGCTCAGCGGTCGATAAAGCCATTAGTGAAGGCAAGAGTTTAAACTGGTTTAAAAGCGAGTTTAAACACATTGTTGCCAAGCATGGTTGGGAGCATAACGGCCATGCGAATTGGCGCAGCCAGGTCATTTATGAAACCAATCTTCGCCAAAGCTACACCGCTGGCCGTGAGCAACAAATCGAGCAAATTAAACATCGACGCCCGTATGGCATCTATAAACATTCCGGCTCTGAACACCCGCGCCACGATCACTTGTCCTGGAACAACATGGTACTGCCACTGGATGACCCGTGGTGGAAGACGCACACACCAATCAACGGCTTTGGTTGTAAATGCAAAAAGCTCACTGCCAGCAAGCGAACCCTGGAACGTCTTGGCCTTGAAGTAAGTCAGGCACCAAAGATTGAGCATTATGATTGGGTAGATAAGGTAACCGGAGAAGTGCATCGAGTACCGAAAGGTGTTGATCCAGGCTTTGACTACACACCCAAGTCCAGCGCAGAGTTAACCGAGAAGGCTAAAACGCTCGTTCAGGCCAAGCCACCTCTTGAAGAGCGCTTACCAACGCGATCAGTCGAAAGTACTTTTTCTACCATTAAAGGTGTTAATGCTTCGGAAATCAGCCGCGTTCTGGAGCAAGCAGCAAGCCCACAGCTATCGGCCTTTACTGAGTTCCTAAGCAAGCATGAAGTTAAAACTCTGGTACTCAAACAGAGCGAACTGTCTGGAAAGGCGAAAGGCCGGGCACTCGTCGAGCCGATTGAAGAGTATCTGCAGTCAGGGCAAAGAGCGCCAATCCTGAACTTCTTTCATCGCAATGCAACTCGCACCAATGGCTTTACCAGTAAGCACTGGAACCATGTGGTGGTAAAAGCGAAAAGTACAGATACGCTAAAGCGAGTCACGGCAGAGCAACTAAGAGAAGCCATGGAACGTGCCATGGTTCTGAGTGCAACCAGCCAGCAATACAGTTTGTCTACTATAGTGAAAGCGATGTATGGAGACTCGGCAAGAGTGGTGAATACCTGGGCGCATGAGATGGGCCACCAAATCCACTTTAAAGCCGGTTCGCCTGCAGCACCTGTCGCTTATGGCATTACTCAGTATTCCGAGCAGAACGAGTTTGAATGGTTTGCGGAGCACTTTGTAGTATGGCTGTTTGCGCCAGATGCACTGAATGACCGATATCCAGAAATCTTTAGCTTCATTACAGACACGGTTAATAAGGCGATTTAAAGTTATATTATGAATATCTACGAACAAGCACTCGAACTCACCAGGCCGCCAGTGACTCTTGAAAACCTTCAGGAGTACGATGCGCTGCTGTCTAAAGCAAAAGGCGAAGAGGCAGAACGCATTGGTGATTTATACACGGTATTGATTAGCCACGCCGATCCTGAAGTTTATGAGCAGTATGTTTTGCTTTCTATGGGCGAAATCTAATGGCAGGTGTGAATTACACCCTTAAGTTTGAAGAGAAGGAAAAGCTGCAGCGTCGCTTTAATCAGCTTTTAAAGCAGGGCACCAGTCTGCAACCGGCCTTTCAAGACATTGGTGAAATGCTACTGCTCAGCCACGACCAACGCTTTAGGGATCAGGTTAGTCCAGATGAAGAGCCGTGGGCACCGTTGTCACCAGCCTACCAGGCCAGAAAGCCCAAGCGCCAAAACGATATCTTAACCCTGAACAGTATCTTAAGTGGCAACCTCAGCTACATTGCCACCGGCTCGAACCTGTTCTTTGGTACTCCACAAGAATACGGCGCGATTCACCATTTCGGTGGAAGTGAAGGTATGCGCCCGTCCAATGCGGCAATTCCTGCCCGTCCCTGGTTAGGTGTCGATGATGACGATAGAGCCGAAATTTACGACATCCTGTCTGATTTTCTACTCCAAGACTAAAACGCGCTGTAAGCGATTCTAAGCGCGTTAACGTCATAATTGGTGCAATGCCTCATGTGATAGCGGTTAAATTCCAAATAAACAATTTTAAACGGGGTTTAAACACGTTGTATAAATTATGTTGATGCTCATTTGGTTTCAAGTTGATATGCTCTTGTAAACTTAAACGATAAAGGAAATATCAACATGACTAAAAACAACGATAAGAACAAAGACCAAAATAAAACGCCATCACGTTCGAATGACGATTTTATCGCTAAAGAGCAGTGGCGTCCGAAAGGTCAAGTTAATATCCGTGATGCAGTTTTAAAAGGCGAGAAAGAAGGCACGACAACAATCATGCAGCGTACAGCTACGCCGCCCAATCCAGATAAAAAATAGGAGCGCCTATGACGGAGCCAGCACAGAAAGATAAAGATAGACTTTGGAATTTGCGGTGGAACACCCAATTAGGGATTCGCTATCACATGCATCTTCAAAACTTCTATTCTCGTATGCGCAGATTTGTCACTGTCCTCTCCTTGATTAGTAGCTCCGCCGCGTTCGCTTTTATTTTTCAGAACAACACAGAAGCCGCTAAATGGTTGGCTTGCGTTGTGGCACTATCGCAAATCTTAGATTTGGTGTTCGATAGCAGTGGTAAGGCTCTGCTTCATGCTTCACTCAGACAACGGTATTTAGCATTAGAGGTTGAGTTGACTGGAATCAATCATATCGGTCTCGAACAAGAGAAAAATTTCAAACAAAAACAGGTTAACATCGAAATTGAAGAGCCGCCGATCATTGATGCTCTCCTCGATAAATGCCATAACGAACTAGCGAAAGTGCATGGCTTTAATGACCATCATGAAGAAGTCTCTAAGGTTAGTCGCCTAAAAGCATGGTGGTATAGCTAACAGCAACCCTCGTGAATCTCAACTAACCCCGCATGCCCTTCACTATGGAGGGCATGAAAACACAAACCTTTACACCTCACCCAATCGCGCAAGCGGTACTCTCTGCCAACAAGGGCAATGAGCCGTTAGCGATACTGACTGCCGATTTATCAACGCATGATGATGGTTGGTATCAGTTGCTGCCAGCTGGCAAGTTCAAAGCGCCGGATGGTCGACCTTCTGATACTGCAGACGGTCACTGGCATTTAGATGCTAATGGTGCACAAGCTTTTATCGCGGCGACTAAAGCGCTTCGCGATAAGGTTCTGGTCGATTATGACCACCAAACCCTTTATGTTGAACAGACAGGTAAACGAGCACCTGCTGCTGCCTGGTTAACCGCCTCTACCGATATTGAGTGGCGTGAAGGTCAAGGTATCTACATCCGTCCTGAATGGACATCCAAAGCCCAGTCAATGATTGACGAGAAAGAGTATGCATTTCTCTCGGCAGTTTTCCCTTACGACAAATCGGGCAAACCTCTCTATTTACGCATGGCAGCCATCACCAACGATCCTGGTATTACCAAGATGGACTCGGTCGCAGCGCTGGCAGCGGACTTCAATGTGCGTCTCTCCAAGAACGGAGTAGACGTAAATCTCTATGGCGAAACGGAGGATGCATTCGTGAACGAAGCACTCAAAAAGCTGTTAGCCCGACTGGGTATTACGGTCGACGGCGAACTCACTGATGAAATGGCAACGGCGGCGTTATCGGCCATCGATGCGCTGCAGACAAAAGCCGATAAGGTCGATGGTCTGGAAACAAAAGTGGCAACGCTCTCTGCACAAGATGGCAAGGTCGACCTATCCAAGTTCGTACCTATCGATGCTTACAACGGCGTAGTCGGTGAACTGGCTGTTTTAAAAGCGGACTCGGACCAAACCAGCATCAGCTCGTTAATCGATACCGCCAAGCAAGATGGCAAAGTGGTTGAAGCCGAAATGGTATACCTCACTCAGTTTGGTGAGCAGCAAGGTGTTGCATCCCTCAAAGCGATGCTCGATGCGCGTCCAGCTATCGCGGCATTAAAAGCCACTCAAACCAAAGGCAAAAAACCACCTAAAGAACAGGTCAATGAAGATGATCTAACCGAAACCGAATTGGCGGTACTCAAAGCCACTGGCTTAAGCAAAGAGCAGTACCTCGCCACCAAGCAAGAGGAAGCATAAATGAGCTCAGTTTTCGCACGTCGTTCAGGTTTAAAAGGTGCCTACCCACTAGCGGCAGCTGCCGTGTTGGCGGCCTGTTCTCCGGTGTTTCTCACAGCAGGTTTAGCCGTCCCGTTTGCTAGCGCAGACGGTACGTCCAAGTTTGCTGGTATCGCCACGTTTAACGCAGACAACAGCGCAGGTGCTGATGGTGCATTGAAAGTCGAAGTCGAGAAGCAACAAATCGCATTGCTTAATTCGGGCGACATCGATGACAGCCACGTTGGCACCACAGTGTACTTCAGCATAGAAAACAGCGTGTCCATTGATGATTCTGCTGCGTCTCGTCCAACGGCGGGTGTGGTGAGTGAAGTCGATGGCGATTTGGTGTGGGTGCAACCTGCAGTGGTATAGCGCTTAATGCGTGATCCTTTATTGAATTAGTCCTCAGGAGAGAAAAATGAAAACAACCGGAGCGAATCTCAGCGTTCTCTATACGGCGGTAAAGACCAACTTCCAGATTGGTCGACAAACCTATACCCAGCTGTGGCCGAAAATTGCAACCTTAGTGCCGTCAACCACAGCTGTGGAAACTTATGCCTGGCTAGGTGAGTTCACTCGCCTGCGTGAGTGGATTGGTGAGCGTCAAATCAACCGTATGAAAGCCCATGGCTACACCTTGGCGAACAAAAAGTTCGAAGGTACAGAGGCAATTGGTCGTGAGTACGTCGAAGACGATACCTATGGCGTGTTGATGCCGAAGTTCCAGGACATGGGCTACGCAGCAGAGACGCACCCAGACGAAATGACCTTTGCATTGCTGTTGGCTGGTTTTGACAACCCATGTTACGACGGTCAGAACTTCTTCGATACTGACCACCCAGTCGGTGATGAAGGTCAACTGGAGTCGGTTTCTAACATGCAGGCAGGTGCGGGAACTGCATGGTTCCTGCTTGATACCTCGCGCCCTCTGAAACCGCTGATTTATCAGCAGCGCAAAGACTACAACCTGAATAACAAGACCGACGCCTCCAACAGTGATCACGTCTACATGATGGACGAGTTCCTGTACGGCGTGGATGCTCGCGGTAACTGGGGCTTTGGTTTCTGGCAGCAGGCATTTGCATCTAAAGCGGATTTAACCGATGCGAACTTCGATGCTGCAATGGAAACCATGATGGGCTTTAAGTCAGACAAAGGCCGTCCACTGGGCATCATGCCGAACCTGTTGATTGTTGGTCCATCGAATCGCAGCAAGGCGAAAAAAGTCATCGAAGCGGAAAACAAGGCACAAGGTGAAAGCAACACCAACTTCAAAGCGGTGGAAGTGCTTGTGGTGCCTTGGTTGCCGTAAGTCAGATTTAAGCTGGCTTAGTCACCTTTGCCAGCTTTCCTTTTGTCATTGAATTATGGAGAGCTTATGTCATGGCTGAAAAAACTCTTATCGCCTCTTTGGTTAGTGTCATCTGTCACGCACATACAGGCTATCGCCGTGCGGGTATGGCGTTTTCTAAAGGAGAAAACACCCTCAAACCTGATTCCATTACCCAAACTCAATTGGCTCAGCTTAAAGCCGATCCACGACTTAAAGTCACTGTGGCTGAAGATGCGCTTTCAAGTACCACGTCTAATGAGCCAACGGGTGGTAACCAATCCGACGGCAACCTGGGCAATAGCACTCTTCCTGCCAATTTAGTCACTTTGGCTGAAAAAGCGCTTTCAAGTTCCACGCTTAATGAGACAACGGGTGGTGACCAATCCGACGGCGACCTGGGCGATAGCGCTCTTCCTGCCAATTTAGTCGAAGCCATCCAGCGACTCGACCCAAGCAACACAGAGCATTTCACCACAAGCGGTAAGCCGACAACGGAAGCGCTGAGTGAGCTGATGCAAACCAAAGTGTCTGCTGCAGAGCGCGACGAAGCTTGGGAAACCTTCCAGGCAAGCGAAGAAAATCTTGATGGTCAGCCTGACGACGAAGAGAAAGGTGAGTAACCGATGAAGTACTGCACTCGCGACGACATGATCACTCGCTTTAGTATCGAAGAGTTGATTGAGCTAACGGATAAGGACGGTAGCACAGGTGCCATTGTCGATGCCGTTCTTGACCAAGCCATTGCCGACGCGAGTGCCACTATTGATGGTTACATTGGAGGCCGCTATCAACTGCCATTGTCTAGCGTGCCCTCCATCTTGCTGCGCATGGCTTGCGATTTGGCTCGTTACTTCTTGTATGACGACCAGCTGGGCGATGAGCACCAAGTCACCAAGCGCTATCGCGATGCGATTGAATACCTGAAACAAGTGGGTAACGGCAAGGTGCAACTGGGGATTAATGCCAACAGTGAACGCCCAGCGCCGACCAGTACCGCGCAGATGGTTTCATCTGGCAGTGTCTTCTCTCGCCAAAACAGCAAGGGCTTTATCTGATGGACAGCGATTTAATTCAACTCACCATTGAGCGACTTAAAGACCAAAGCAACGGCAAGCCGCCTTGGATCGATGTGAAAGAAATTGATTCGCTCACTCAGCTTCATGAGAAGAAGTCTGCGCTGCTAAGAACGCCAGCCTTGTTTGTGTTTTTGGTCAGTGACAGCCCTAAGCCGGATGTGCGTGGCAGTGGGCTTTACCTTCAAGACTGCGTAGCCACGGTTGGCGTGGTTATCGTCACCAAAAGTACCAACAGCAAACCGATTGACTGGCAGCCGCTGCGCAAAGAACTTCGCCAACGTCTGTTTGGTTGGACTCCTGATGATGAATATGAGCCTTTCTGGTTAGGACCAGGGCGACTCATGGGCATCTCAAACGGTCGAGCAGATTGGTTCGACCAATTTATTACTGAATACACAGAGGATCAGAATCGTTATGGCTCGTAAAGAACGAAAGAAAATTCTCGCCTTTGCTGTGGAATCCACCTATGGCGTTGATGCCATTGCAGCTGGTTCTCCTCAATACCTGCTTGGGCGTGAGTTCTCAATTACTCCGATGGCTGGTGAATCGCAGTCACTGGAATATGACAACGGCCAGCTTGGTAACTCACAACAGATTGTGACCGAGCTGTATGTCACGGTGGAATTCACTGTCGACTTGTCAGCAAGCAGTGCTGTCGCTACCGCTGCGCCTTATGCAGATTTACTGTCAGCTTGTTTGCGTAAGACCGAGACCGACGTTGCGGAATGTCGTTATGTGATCGATGAAGACTCGACAGAATCCCTTACCTTTTATTTTTACCAGTCCGGTGCGCTGCATAAAGTCACGGGTGCTCGTGGCTCGTTGTCCATCACTGCCCAGGCGAAAAACTTCGGTGGTATCAAGTTCACTTTCAGCGGTCTGTTTAGTCCGGTTGAGAGTGCCGTATTACCAGCTGCGAACTTCGATGTCTGGCAGACCCCGCTCAAGATTGGGGTGCAAAACTCCTCGTTCGCCATTGATGGTACGCCACTCAAGATGATTAGCCTCGAATATGACCAGGCTAACTCGGTGGTGTATCAGGAGTACGTTGGGCACGAAGAAATCATCATTACGGATTACGCACCAACGGGAACCATCGTCATTGAAGCGCCAGACCAGGCGACGTGGGATGCATTCGCCAAAGCAGAGGCAGGGGCAACGCACAGCATTACGTTTGCCAATGGTCCGGTAGGTAACCAGGTCGAGTGGTCCAGTTCCAAAGTGCAGTTGGGCCGCCCGACCTATGGCGAACAAGACGGCACTCAAACCCTATCGATCCCACTTATTCCAATCGGAAATGTGGACTTAATCACCACGCGTTAAACACCGTTTAAAGCATTTAACTGACTGTTTAAAGGAGCACTGCATGTTTAAAGTTCAAAAGGAACGACTTGTTAAAAACTGGCCTGCCAAGGTATCTGAGGCCGTCGATGACGGCAAAGTTGAGACCCACAACATTACGCTCGATTTACTCCTGCTCGATGTCGAACAAAGTGACAAAGTCCTGCGCTATTTCAAAGAGAACGTTAAGCAGGTCGTTAAAGGCTGGTCTGGGATTGGTGACGCCGACGGCGAGGTGATGACGTTCAGCGACGAGAATCTCGATATCTTGCTCGGCAATTCTGTTTTTATCAAAGCAGTTGTCGATGCGTACTTGCAGGCTAACTCAGGGCAGGCTGCAGAAAAAAACTCATAGAGGCGGTGCGCACGCTGATGCGCCGCCGTAATGCCACCAAAAGAGATGAAGACAGCTGGGAAGAAGAGTTAGCACTGTGGGGCGTTCAGGATGTTAAGGACGCCCACGATGAACCCATTGAACTATGGGAAGAGCACCTAGAAGTGGTGCAGTGGTGGTTTTCTATACCCGGTTTTCTCAAGTTTAACGGCACCGCATGTCTGGGTATGGATGTGCTGGCCGTTAAAGCCGATATGGAGTTGTCTGACTCCACTTACTCGCCAGAGCAATATCAGAAGCTCAAAGTGATCGCCCGAACCTTGGCCGAGGAGCTGAACCAACGTGAACAATGATCTTAAATTCACCCTGCGATTTAACGCTGAAAACAAGCAATTTATCGGTCAGGTAAAACAAGCTGGTAATGCTGTTGATCAACTCGGTGGTGATGCTGGTAAAACACAAGGCAAACTCTCGGGCCTGAGTCGAGAGTCCGATAAGCTAACCGGAGAGATGGGGAGCCTGAAAAATCAGGTGCTCGGTTTAGCCGGTGGATTTTCTGCTCTGTTTGCTGCTCAGCAAGCCAAAGACTCATTGGCGCAATATCAAGATATCCGCACTCAAATCACCGCTCTCGTTGGGGGCCAACAAGAATGGATCGAAACTGAGCAGTACCTTAATCAGGTTTCTGAAGACCACAATAAAACGCTCATCGCAATGGCGGGAAATTATGCCAGGTTAGCGAGCCTCCAAGAAGCTGGGTTGCTTACTCAGAATCAAGTCCGAGATATCTTTGAGGGCATGAGTAACGTACAAAGCCAGACTGGTGCTACAACAGACCAGCTTGGCAACTCAATGTACGGCCTGTCGCAAGCACTTGCGTCACCAATTGTCCGAGCTGAAGAGTTAAACCAGGTGGTTGAGCCGATGCCTGGGTTACTAAACAAGCTGGATAAAGCGGCAGGGCTGGCTTCTGGTGGTTTCCGTCAGATGATCGTTGACGGGCAGGTCACAAGCCAGTTTTTTAAAGAGACTTTGATTAAGGCGCTTCAGGACTACGATGGCGCAGCCGCCAGAACGGCAGACAACGTTAGCGCTAAGTCGGCAGAAATGGCCCGTGCTTACCAACAGGCCGTGGTCGCGTTTGAGAAACCTATCTCTGATTCCTTCACCGTATTCGCAGAAAGCAGCGCAGGCGCATTAACGTTACTCGCAGAAAATGCCGATCTCGTGACTACTATAGTGGGTGTTTCGCTGACCGCGGCATTAGGGCGAGGTGCAACGGAATTGCTAGCGATGACGTCAGCCAAAATTAAAGACATCAACGCGACTCGGACTAAAGTGCAGGCGAATATTGCAGAGTTACGTTCATTAGAGGCAAAGCAAGCTGCTCAGGTGAGAGAGTTGGCAACGTTGAAGGAGTCTAATCGCCTTAAATTTGTTGCTTCGGGTGGTGAGAAGAGACTAGCTGCTAGCCGTGCCCAACTTATCGCTACAACCAACTCTTTATCGGCTGCTCAGGCACGTCTCAATGTCGTTGCTCGTGCTGGCGCTGGTGTCATGGGTCTATTAGGAGGTCCTGCTGGCGTAGCTATGATGGCGGCGGGAGCACTTAGTTATTTTGCGTTCAGTGCTCGCTCTGCAGAACGAGATTCAGAAGATCTAGAAAACCGCGTTCTTGCGCTGCTAGGTAAGTTTGAGCAACTGAACCAAGCCGAACTTGGCAAGGCTATTGATGAGCAAAAAAACAAAGTCAAAGAACTCCGCGAAGAGTACTTAAAGGTTTCAAGCGCACCCGCACCAGACCAGTCGCTTTGGGAAAAGGTGACTGAAACTAACTCTGAGATGCGCGAACGACAAATAGCAGAAGCAAAAGAGGCTGCCAAACAAGTCACTGAGGTTCAATCTGAGCTGTCAAAAGCTGAGGGCCACCTGTCTGAACTTCAAGAAAAGCTCACTCTTTCCAAGAAAAGATTAAATACCAGTGGATCAGATAAGCCTGAAGATGAGGTAGACAACAAAGCCGTTGAATCCGCCAATAAGATGCTTGCAAACTTGCAAAAGCAAAATGCGCTTTATGGTCAAACTACTCATGCAGCAAAGCTTAAGTACGAGTTGGAACATGGCTCCCTAAAAGGCATCAACGAAGAGTTAGCTAAAAAGCTAATGCTTGAAGCGCAATCGCTCGACGCTAAAGAAGCGACTAAAAAGGACAAAAAAGACACTGCCGCAATTGATGCATTTTACGCTCAAACAGACGAATTAGAGAATGCTTGGTTGCAAAGGCTAGCAATTGAAGCTGATTACGAAAATAGGGCGGTTATCCAGGAGCAATATGCCTATCAGGCACGCTTGGATGATATGGAAGCTCACTATCAAAAAGCGGTTACTCATGCACAAAACAACCAAGAAACATTATCTGAGCTGAAACAAGAGTATCGACTACAGCAGGAGATCGCGGAAGCCGACCACCAAACTCGATTACGAGAAATAGAAAACGAGATTCAAGCACAACGAGAAGAAGATAATCGAGGCTTTTGGGAGCGTTATCTTGAATCAATGCAAAGCAATCTGATGAATGTCGACCAGTTGGCCGCAAACACGATAGATAGCTTTTCTTCCGGGATGGGGACAGCTTTCGAGCGAATGTTGTTTGACTCAGAGAATCTGGGTGATGCCATGACTAATTTAGCTGATGGCATGAGCCGAAGCTTTGTTAATGCCTTAGGCCGTATGGCATCTGAGTGGCTTGCTTATCAGTTAGTACAAAAGCTTGTCGGTATGGAAACGGCGACAGCGAGTGCTATGGCTGTGTCGACACAAGCTCAAGCTATGTCGCTGATGGCTGGCTTAAACGCCTATGCCTCTACCGCTGCAATACCAATTACTGGCCCACTAATGGCTCCTGGAGCTATGGGGTTAGCTCTAACCGCTACTGCTCCTATAGCTGCGTCGGTATCAGCACTGGCTTTTAGTGGAATTCTAGGACAGGCCCATGACGGTATTAACCGTGTACCAAAAGAAAACGAAGGTACTTGGCTACTGAAAGCAGACGAGATGGTACTCAACCCAACTCAGGCCGATAACTTCCGCTGGATGGTTGAAATGATGCAGCAGATGAAAGCCATGATGGGAGCTGCGATGATTGCATCTGCTCGCGCACCTGCGGCAAACGACAGTGCGGTATCAGTCAATGTCTCTGGCGTTGACCGTTCTGATATTAGCTCGACTAACAATGTTGGAAGTGATTTATACCTTACCCTCAATCTGGTTGAGGATGCTTCTCGTGCCGGTACTGTCGAGCAGTCCAGTGATGGTGACATGACCACCTTAGATATCAAGGTCGCGAAGCTAATGCAATCGTCATCATCGCAAACGTCGCAGGTCATGCAAAAACGATTCAGGATACAGCAATATGGCAGTTAAGTTCTCATACCCTGAAGGGTTACCGCGACCACTGCTCACCGATATGAGCCTGAACCAGTCCACGGGCGTATTGGTCACTGAGTTTAGCACCGGACGAAAGCGAGCAAGAAAGCTACCGAACCGTCCATCGGAAATGAAAGCCACCTGGAAGATGAAAACCAGCATGGCAAATTTATTTGAATCGGCTCTGGATAACTGGCTGCTCGGTCGCTGGTTTTTAATGGACATTAAAACGCCGTTTAGCGATGACCTCCAGCAATGCGAAGTTTTAATCACCCAAGACCCAAGAGACAAGCGCAAACCAGTCAATGCCAAGTTCTGGGAGTACACAGCAACAGTGCAGATCAAGAAAGTGCCACAACTTGATGAAGGCATTCTGTTAGACACAATGCTGGCCCCGAACACCTTTGCTGAGCTGATTGCTCAACTAGAAACCACCATGACGGAGTTACCTTAATGTCACCAAATTTCCCTGATTTATTAGTCGCCTTTGATGAAGCGGTGAAAGCGCTACAAGTCAAACTGAGTCAGGACTCATCATCCTCAATTACTTATAATGGTGAGCTCATTCAGTCCATTGCAAAAGACATTGAGGAAAGATGGGCACCACTTCAGGCAATGGTTCAAGGTCGAAACGCTTTTGAAACAAAATCCGCCATGGACGCGTCTGGTGCGCCACCGGCAGATAAGCCATTGGCAGAGGTTTGGAATGATCCCACTGTCACTAATAACGGTTTGTATGGATACAGTGGGTCTGCCTGGGTAAAGAGCCCTTATGATTCTCTCTCAGCAATTACTAAGGCCATCGCTGCCGCAGAAGGTTTTTTGGATGGTCATATCTCACGCTGGGAGTATGTCGATGCTGAGGCCGTGAAAATATACTTAGATGAACCCGTTTATTTTAAGGTAAAGGGCTCAAAAACAGGTCGATTGCCATTCCCGTTGGAATTTGAATTACCTCGCCTGTCAGTTGCCTATGTGGATGATGACATTCGCGATGCAACCACCAATGAATTGACTTTGCAGATTGTCAGCCATGCTGATTGGGCGGCGCTTACGCCGTCAGTGACACGCCGTGTGGTGGCTTCCAATGAATACAATGGCGTGTGGAGCTCTGAGCTTAATGTAAGCTCATTTGACGAAGCGATGAGCGAAGCGATCCAAATGGGTATCAACCTAACCGACGTAAAGTTAGGTAGTGGCGGTGCCTTGGATTTTTATTTCGGTGATGGAAAAACGGACATCGACTTTGTTGCATTCAAAGGGGCGCAAGGAACCACAGCAGATATTCCCGCTTTTACTACTAATGGTAAATACACGCTTGAATCTAATTACGGTTTATATTTCGACTTCGGTAAAGCCGTCGGAACCGACTCGTTTACGATAGAAAAAACACCGAATGTCATATACAGCGGTGTTAATGGCCATCGTGCGTTTGTTCGTGGAACGAAGGTGCTATTGCTTGCGGGGACAACCGTTGAAAATGGAACTGTTCCAAGATTTTACGGCAAGCTAGCCGATCAAGCGTATGCAATTTGGGCATCAAAGGCGAAAATTAACCCGATTAAGTCGCATGCATTAACGGCAGAGTTACCTTTAACAGCAGGTATTAAAACGAAATTTATCGGTCCACATGATGTTGAATTTACGGTACCCGCTTTTTGTTATGCTAGTTTCCCTGTAAACCCAGATAACCCAGAATCTGGACATTCTGTATCTCGAACCAACCAGGAACACAAGGTAACCGCAGGTGAAAACCAAATTGTCTTCTTTGACTCTCGCCAAAAGGATGCTGAAACCAGTACGTATTTAGTGCCACAGGTCATGAACGTTTGGGATTATTCAAAACAACCCGATGAAATGGTTTATCGAAAAGTGTTGGGTTGGACGCGATCTAGTGGCTGGCATGGTGTCACAGGCAACAGAACCGAAGATTTAGAAAAGAAAATTTGTTTATCTCATGACGTGTCGCTGGCAGATGTTAAAACAGGTACACCTCGTGATGGCCTAACAACTTATGCGCTTTTTATTCAACCTTCTCCTGGTAGTCTTTGGCATGTTTACACTGGCTATTCGATGGAGTACGTAGAGTGGTCGGATGATATTAAGGCCGAAATCGCAGCGTTTGGGTACATTGAGCTTAAAGAAAACCAAGGAATTGTTTGTGATTTTGCAAACGTAAATGCATCGAATCGCGTTATTGCCTATAAGGTTGACGAATTTGGCTCCAGCACTTTAGGCCGTAATGATGGCGGTTGGTTGTTGCTCGGTTATCGCCGCACCAATAGCCGTGATGTGTTTTACGGACAATTGAAAGATACGCCGCGTCCATTTTTAAATGAAAACGTTCGTCCCTACTATGCGCAAATGGACCGAGTGGCGTTCTCTCAGGGGAACACTCTGCCAACGTGGAACAAAGACGCACTGGAGTTAACATGGCCAGACCCTTTGTTGCTCCTGTCGCCGTGGCGTGATGAAACAGGGTACCGACGCCATCGTGTTAGAATTGCTCCTGGTACGATTTCGTTTCCTTCAGATAACTATTATGTCGCCTGGATTAATAAAGAGGATTTAACGGCCGCCGACGATCCAGAAGGCGTGCCAGTTTCAAAAATTAAAATAGGGCGTTATTACGAAGCGAACGGATGGCAAGGTGCAGCGAATGTGGTTGTGCTGGGTTATTGTTCTTATGGCAATTTTACCCGGGTTGCATTCCCACCAACATTGGGCACGTTGGAGTATCCAGAGCTCGGTGGCAGTGCATCAAACACACTTCCAGACGTAGTCATTGATGTTCAAGAGCCAACCAGCGACTTAAAACGGGTGCTTGTCAATATTCGTGATGATGCGAGTGATAAGGGGCGGTATGTCTGCTGGCGATTCGAGCGTCTAACGAGTATTGATGCTGAAGCAGGGCACAACTCTGATGTGTGGCATATACAACGCGCTTATGTTGTTGGCGCTGACTTGTCCACGATAATCAAAGAGGTCATCACTGGCGGTGAAAATGAAACGGCCATTAAAGAATCTGGAAAGGCCGATTTTGTTGGCGGCACTGCGCACGGTGATGAAATTGCACAATGGATAAATATGCAGCTCGATGGTACCGAAATTGACCCAACGGTTGCGGGGCGACACATCGGAAAAGTGTTCCGTGTTCAGCAGCATTCGCAAGGCTATGAAGAAGGTACACAGGCGCTAACAGAATGGTTTAAGGCTTGGAAGACCTGGGAGTTTTCCATTAATGGCGTTGAAATCACTCAGCAGCTTGAATTCCAACGTGATGCGGTTGTTTCAGACTGGTACAACTGCTTTTTGTGCATTGCGCGTAATGAGGACGAAAACGAACTGGCAACCACGGCACAATTTGGTGCTGTCGAACCTTACTACCAAAAAGAGGACTTAAGGGCACGAAACAGGACGCGTGTGGAATACCCAAGTCCACGAAAGGCCATTTCATACGGTGGCGGTGTGAGTTTTTCCGTTGAATTTTTGGAAGGGTACGGACCGCAAGATCCTGACAATATTACGTTCGACCCAGCGGAAAATTACATGTTCTTCCAAGTAGGCGGCGGGAACTACAACAAAATGTATTTCAAGCAAGGTTTTACCAATGTATTAACTGGCGCAAAAACATTTACCCATTACCGCTATAAAGTGAACTCGGATTTATAACCATGAAAGTCATAGTGGTTAGTTTCTATTTTACCTCCGCTATTACCTAGTACCTAGCATTCGCCGCGCCATCGATGTCTGATGGCGCGTAGCGAATTGCCAGTCCATTCTAAAAACGAGATTCCACCTATGTCTCAAGCCCTAAAACAATACCACGCCAGTGCCGGACCTGACGACAAGCTGATCACCCTGCAATTATCCTCAACCGCCTTTGAAACTCGTTATCTGGTTTCGGCGTTTGAGGATGTTACTGCCGCCCTCGAAGACACCACCCTGGTGACTTTTGAAGCGGCGGGACTGGCGGTGAACCTTCCAAAGTCGGCCACTGGTGCTGAAATGGAACTGCAGTTTGGTATCGACAACGTCACCGGTGAAGCGCGCCAGCTGATAGAAGCTGCGCGCAAAGCCGGTGCCGATGTGTTTATTACCCTGCGTCAGTATATGGCCTCGGATCTGACGGCACCGGCTTCCAAACCGATAAAATTCAAAGTCACCACCGCCACCACCACGCGTACTAATTGCTCGGTTTCCGCGGGTATCGGCTATCTCAGCAATAGCGCTTGGCCACGTCCTCGATTTACAGTCGAGTACGCCCCTGGGCTGGCGACCATATCGTAACGATTCAAAAGGTTCTCTATGACTGCAGATGAAATTATCAGTACGGCGGAGCGCGTCCCGTATGTGCCAGGGGGCCGTGATCTGGATGGTTGGGATTGTTATGGCTCGGTGCGTTGGCTCTATCACCAATTCACGGGCGTGTTGATGCCGGAGTTTCCCGCGCTCAGCCATAAAGATAACGCAATCACTCAGCGTGCTGCTTGGTCCGTGCATGACAGCGTGGAGGAATGCAAATTTCAGCCCCTAGCGCTGGCGGCACAGTATAAAGGCCGCCGTTGGGTCCATATCGGTTTGGTGCTGCCCGACCGTCGCATCATTCACGCCTATGACGACATTAACAAAACCACTATCCACCGGCGCAGCATGTTTGAACTGCTCGCGCCAGTGACTAAGTACTATCAATGGAAAAGCTAACATGGCCACACTGATTGTTTATCCTGATGCAGCTGATGTGACAGTTCGCGAAGAAAACCAGATTAACGAGCCCACATTTAAAGCCTATCTTGATCATCATATCCCTGACTGGGATAAAGGCCCCATGGGGCATAAGTTAAAAACCCCGCGCTTTGTGGCCACGATTAATGGCCAGGTGTTTAACCCGAAAGAATGGGCTAACCGAGTGTTACTCGACAGTGACACGATTGATGTTGTGCTCCCGCCCCAATTTACTGATCCTATTTCATGGTTGGTGGTAGCGATATCGGTACTCAGTGCTGGTTACTCAGTCTATGCCATGAACAACATGAATCAGCTGGGCTCCAATTCCAGCACGGTACCAACCGGTAAAAACATCTATGACATTAACGTCCAGGTGAACAAAGCGGAATTGATGGGTGTCCGACCAGAATGGTTTGGCCGTCATCAGTCCGTTCCGAGCTATCTTTGCAGCCCGTACAAGTATTACAACGATGATAATGAACAAGTACTCGCCCTAATGTTGCATGTCGGGGAAGGGCAATACCAGATATCATCAACCGGATTGACAATTGCTGGCACGCCAATTAACCGCCTGAGTGACGATGCTAACTGGCAGATTTTTGGGCCAGGTGAAGACGTCACCACGCATGAGGCTCATAGAAATATCTACACGGCGGAAGAAGTTGGCGGAACTGACAGCTCCGGTGGTCTTGATTTCATCGGGCCTAGTACTTCGATAGTCGTGAGCGTTGAAGATGATAAAGCCGTAATTCTTAGCGATAACACGGTAACGGTTCAAGACCGTTTTTCACGCACAAGTTATCACGGTGATGGCGAGCGAGAGACTACCTACTACTGGAGAAACAAAAACTTAAAATGGGATGATGGCACCACGTTCACAATCACTGGCATTTCATCCACGTCGGTCCTGATAGATGACATTGTCGAGATTGTCGACAGCGGTAATGATGAAACAACTGGCGACCCATTGCCAGATAAAATTGTCGGCAAGGGCTTTAGCGTCCTTAGCGTTGATCAGGAAGTCCAGTTATCTGGCGCAGGCTCGAATGATTCGACTTATTTGGCTGTGCCTCTGTCAGATACGGAGCTGACTTTCAAAGACCTAGAAGGTAATGACGTTACCGACCTGACGCCCGCGCCAAGTGTAACAATTAAGATCACCACAACCAGCACGGATGATGGTCTTTACCAGGTCGTTTCCACTGATGCCAACTATCAGATGACAGTGATCCGCGTCGGTGATGAGGACTGGGCCAGCTTTATTGGCGGAACGTATACCAGCGGGATCTCATTGGATGTAACCAGCGACACATTGCCCGACTATCAGCTTGGTCCTTATGTCGGATGCCCAGAGGGTTACACCACAGATTATATTGAAATTGACATGCTGCGCAGTTCGGGGTGGGGGCGATACGACAGTAAAGGGCGGTTGCAAAACCACACGGTCGACTGGGAGGTCTGGGTTCGTGATGCCGATGTCGGGGAGCTAGATGACTGGCAGGTGTTCCCGTTTATCTACACAGAAAAGAGTTTCGACCAGGTTGGCCAAACTCACCCAATCACGCTGCCAAGCGCGATACGTCCAGAAGTAATGCTGGTTAGGAAAACCAAGTCGTATGATGACACCAAGTACCTGGATAAACTGCAGTGGATGCGCCTAAAATGTAAACTGCCCACAGCGAGCAGCTACGAGACCAGCACCACACTGGCGATATCGATTCGTTCCGATTCCAACCTTTCGTCGTCGGCCACCAACAAGATCAAGGTATTACAAACCCGAAAACTGCCGGTGCCAGATGGTGCTGGCGGTTGGACCGAAGAACTTCAGGCAACTCGTGACATTGCTCCTGCAGTTCGCTATATCGTGCATAATTCTGGCGGTTCAGATGATGACATCGACATGGATGAACTGCTTTGGATGCACGAAAACGTCTGGTCACCCAATGAGGAGTATTTCGACGGCGGCTTTGTCGATGATGGCACCATCTACTCGGCACTAAAAACTGTTCTACAGTCTGGTATGGCTGAGTTTTGTTTCGATATTGGAAAAATTCTGCCTAAGCGCCTGTTTGAGAAAACTGGTGCAGGTCATGTCTACACTCCGGACGTCATGAAAGGCGACGGATTAATAATCACTACCACGCTGTATGATCCAGATCAGAACGAGGGGCTGATTGTGTATTACATGGACCCGACCGACTGGACAACAAGCAGCGTTAAGTGTTGGCTAGGCGACAAAAACGCGATCACAAAATGGGGAGAGTTGGAGCTCACTAAAGGCGTCACATCAGAAACGCGCGCCTGGCGCATTGGCATGCGAATGCTGCGCCGCTCGCAGGGTGAGAAAATCAATTACTCGTTTGACACTGAAATGGATGCGCTCAATTCTACTTATCTTGATTATGCCGAGTTGTGTGATGACTTGCCGAACTTTGGCCAGTTTGGTGAGGTTGTGGACTGGCAGGTGGTCCGCAACAGCAACGATGAACTAGTGGCTCAAATTACCGTAGATCGGGATTTAGAATGGACGGTGGGCGATACTCACTATATGACCGTTCGACGTCATGATGGCACCGGCAATGGGCCTTTTGTCGCGACGAAAGCTAGTAGCCGCGTGGTGATGCTCGATGGCCAGCTGGACTTTATCCCGAATCTGACTGGGCAAATTGAACCGCCGCTTTGGTTGTTTGGTGATGCAACTCGCTATTCAGAGCCTGCGGTGATTACCTCGATAACGCCCAACATAAACAACGAGAAAACTAAATGCAGCGTTAAGGCGACGAACTACGTGGCTGATATGTTTAAAGACGATAACAATACCCCACCTGCGGAAGGAGTTACGTGGTGGGAATAA